CCGCTTAGTATCTACCCTAAGTTGTCAGCGGTGTGGTTTCCATCTAGCCCAAGCAGCGCACAGTAATTGGCATGGTGGAAAAGGTAGAGGCATTAAAGCAAGCGATAACTACATCGCTGCTCTATGCCAATCATGCCATCATGAAATAGACCAAGGCCATCAGTTGACCAAGGAAGAACGCATCGACACTTGGTGTGATGCCCACATCAAGACGCTACATATCTTGTGTGTGAGTGATCAATGGCCTCCAAACGTGCCATTGACGAACCTGTATTTAGCCTTTACGCAAGGCAGGAATACCAGCTGAAGGTTGACGCATACCGCCATCGTGTGAGTGCATTGGATGGGCACGAGAAATATCTGTTTTCTCATGCTTTTTGAGTTCTTTTTCCAACTTCATCACGTGTTCACGCTCTTTTTCCCAATCTTTTTTGATGACAAAGTGCTTGTCCATTTCTTGCTTGGTTTCACCTTTTGTGTATTTGAAATTTGTAGGCATTTATGCTCCTAGTACGCTCAATGCGTGTTTAGTTAACGAAATTCTTTCTTCTATTCCAATTGTTCCACCATTGATTCGCTTGGTCAATCCTTCCCAATTTTCAGCTTCTGCTAGGTCATTGCAACCGTGTGTTTGCCAAAACCAACCTGCACTTAACGCAGCGTACATTGGTGTTGCAACCAATTGTGGCTCATCAACCAAGTCTTTTTGAACGGCTTGACCAAAATGCCAATAGTTATCGTGTCCGGTCAACTGGATACATCCTCTTCCGTGAAAGCGCCAACCATCTCCTGACGATTCATCTCGGTTTCCCATACGATTGGCATAAATCCTGTTTGCAATTTTTTCTGCATGGTGGGCATAAAGTTGGATTTCCTCTGGCTTGAATTTGTGACCAAACAAAGCATGAAGGGTTTCGGGTCGATAGTTAAGGTTTTCTTCCAATGTTTTGAAGTGGTTGCACTCGTGTGAACATTGTCCAATAAACGCAGCTTGGCGGTTAACATCGTTGATCCCAAACGTTGCAAATGTTGTGGTCAAAGGCTCAGACCATTCAGGTCCAATACCCAACGCATGAAGTTTTTCAGCAGAAATCATACTTGAACCATAATAATGAAAAGAAGCGCCACTATCAGGCACATTAAAATGAGTGTTATTTTGTCATTCATATTAATGCTGAATCACACCATTTGTGATCACTACAGGGGCTAAAGTTAACTTGTTAACTGCATTGTTCAAGGTTGTTAAATCCGTTGACAAAACCGAGTTATAAGATGCTGCTTGGCTATTTAAAGCATTACTAACATTGGTAACATTGCTTGCAGCCATGTTGGTCAAAGCGGTAGCAGTTGTTGTATTGGACGAATTAGCCAAAGTTGCCAAACTGCTTGTTGCTCCATTTGCTACGCTCACAATCCCTGCATTGGAATTAGATGCCATAGCAGCTTGATTGTTAGACCCAGTATTAGCAATAGAAGCAAACGTACCATTAGTGTTAATAGCAGTTGCCGTAGCATTGTTAGACTGTGTGGTAGCCACTTTAGCGTTTTCATAGATGCCAAATCCTTGAACAACGGTGGGTAACAACAATGATGCCCACTTGAAAGCATCATCTCCTGAACTTCTAGGTGCGTCAATCTTTTGCTCTTGACCACCACCACTAAAACCCATCTGCATGGACATTACAGCGGCCACAGAAGCGGCAGGATCGCCTTTCTTGACCACTTCAGCCAATACTTGATACTTGGCCTTGTCAGCCTCTGCTTTGTACCGAGCAATGGCAACTTGGGTTTCGGAATACTTTTGATAGTCGCTGGTAGAAGAACACCCAACAAGGGCCACAACTGCGAGTGGAATAGCGTACTTAATCATCAATTTTCTCCTTAAGGGATTCTCTTACTTGGTTGTAACTGGTGACACAGGCTTGTAGTGCTCGGATGGCTTTGTCTCCGTCTGCGGTGATGGAGATAAGATTTGCAGAAGCCTGTCCGTCAAGTTCGGCTCTAGCTTGAGGTTGATCTCCTCCGGTAGTTCCGGTGGTGTTGGAGGAACATACACTATTGGAGGTGATGGGGATTGACAAGCGCATAGCCCCAGACTGCACATCAGCAGTAAGTTTAGTGATTTTGATTTGAGCATCATTGTTTGCTTTCCTCAATGCAGATGCGGTTTGGTTAACCTTGTCATTTAACTCTTGTTCTTTGGCTCTTGCTTGCTCATTAGCTTTTGCAACTTTTGCCACAGATTCAGCATAGCATTCTTGATAGCCTTGATGGTGTCCATAAAAATACGCTCCTATGATTGCAAATAAACTTGCTACTAACACATAAGGATTTAAGCCAAACATTTCTAGCCTTTCATGCTTTGTCTAGCCAAAGCCATTCTCTCACGTTCCTCGTCATGCTCCAATGTTGGCGCAGTCTTTGGAGGTGGTGGCGGTGTCCAAGGTGTATTCATCGCTGACATCACTCCAGTTGGCCCCATAGGTGAAAACCCCATAGGTTGCATCATAGGATTGCCCATCATTGGATTCATGCCACCCATAGGCCCCATACAAGGATTCATTGGTGTCAATGGCATCATTGCTCTAGCACCCATGACGGTAGCCAAAACGCTAAATATGGACGTTGCAATGATTTTAAGTAGGTCATGTGTCAACTTATCATTTGGAGCCATGTCTTTCATGGGTTGTTCCACCGCTACAACACCATAGACAAAAAAACCAACAATAAAGAGCAAAATAATGCAAAAAGTAATCATTATCAAAAACTTTGATAACGCATCCATCAAACGAACAATGCCGTTGACTTCTTCTTCTTTAAGGTTTTTTAGGCTTGTAAGCATCAGTTAACATCCAAGGGCACGTTTCGGTTACTTCACACAACGGGGCTTTGCAATCCTCATCTTCCCAATGTTCAGGGTCTTGGCAATGATAGCGATATTCGTTACCACAACCTGTTAACAAAAAGGGAAAAAATATACATATCAATATTGACGTGTATATAAATTTGGATTTTTTAATCATTTACCCTCAATCCTTGTTAGAGCCTTTTCAACTCTAATTTCAATTCTTCTGATATCGGTGTACATCCAAGCCAACAAAGGCAAAAAAAGTAAGAGAATTACCAAAAGAAGAATAATTAACAAAATGGCTAATGAGTCAGACTGATGATCAGAATCCACACGTATAGAAGCATCAGAACTGTAATTGCTGAAACCGCCACTCGATTTTGGATTAGGCTTGCCTTTTGCTGACGTTGCCATTTTGCTCTTCTTTCCTTCAGTAGTTCTTCCCTTCTAGCCAATGCTTGTTTTGTTGCGATATCCCCAATCGTTGCGTTGATCCTCGTGTACAAATCTTTTAATTCGTTAGGAACAGAGTAAACCATAAAATTGCTAAGATCAGATGAAATCTTCTCCATTTGCAATTCTGCAATTGTGATTTGGATAGCCAAAGCCTGACCTTCCTCGTCATCAACGTGCAACGATAACTCTTGCTTTTCCTTAACATAATTCTTTAGACCGTTGTAGGCTTGAAAGAACTTTGTTAAAGAATCTGCTACTTGTTTGTAGATCAGATTCTCATCAAACTCAGGCGGTGGTTGCTTTTTTTTCTTTTTAACTATTGGAGCTTGGACTTCTTCTTTTGGCTTTTCCTTTTCACCAAATAAAGCGCCTAAGAACCCAAGTAACCCTTTGGTTTTCTTTTGTACTGTCTTAACGTCTTTGACAACTCCATCAACTTCATGGGCAATGTCAGTAACGATTTGCCGACCTTCTTTATAGAGTTCACACGATTCCTTTATGATCTTTACGGCACTTGAAGCTAAAGCAACAAACGCAAGAGGCATTTACATACCAAACAACTTGTGAAAAAAGGTTGCTGCAACACCAGGCCCCATCAACACACAAACGATGACCGCATAAAGCAAATATTCAATCTTGCTCATGCGCTTTTCGCCTTTGGACAAAGCATTCTGAATGCCTTCATAACGTTCAGCGCACACTTGCTCATGAACAGATAAACGATGTTCTGTCATTGTGATCATCTTCTCATCCATTTTAGGTTTTCATTATGAAAGCCAATGCGTAGTACAAAGGCAAGTTAGTGCCGACGTTAGATGTTACTGAGCTTGTAAATCCACCAGTATTTCCAACTGCGTAAGTGTTACCTGCACCAACAACAAAAGAATCCAACAAGTTAGGAGTTCCATTGCTACCGTTACAAATAACATATCCTGACGGAATAGCTGCAATCGAGCCACTCCACATAATGATTGAACCCGATGGAACAGGATTGGTAGCAGGTGCGCTATTCACAATTCCATATAAGTTGTCGTAAGTGGCAATTTGATTGTTGCTACTGTCTGTCAAAACAAACTTGTAATTTGATCCGCTAGTTAACCAAATCTCTTGAGGTGATCTACCATCTGAGCCTAGAACGATGGGATTGGTGTTAGCAATCGTGCCAGCGTTGGTTGTATAGGTTGCTAAAGCAGTTGAAGTACCTGCTGCGTAGGTGTAAATGTATCCACCTGACAATGGCACAGATGGGCCAACAGATGAAAAAAATTGAAAACCATTACCGATTGGGGATAGTAAAACGCTCATTGTTGACCTCTATTTTGAATATTTACCAAATCAGCTAATGTATTGGCGGTTGCTGGATTGAATCCAATTCGATTAGCAGCATTCACAACAGGTTGTCCAACACGCCCTGCTTGGTATAGTCCTTCACCAACCAAGCGAGGTGTTTGCAAAGGAATAGCTCCTAATGCTGCAGGATTTACAAGCATTCCATATAAACCAGCAGCGTTTTCTACCGTTCCAGCCATTCCTCTAGCAGTAGGTGAACTTAAGGCTTGACCATACAAAGCGCTTATAAATGGTTTTGCGCCTTTCTGTGCTTCAAGTTCTTGAGCCAAACTCATGCGTTGACCATAATTGGTGTTGACATTATTTCTAGTCAAACTTTGCAATTTACGCATAGCAGTATCAACTGATGCCTTATTGCC